ATAGAAGAGATACTTGAAAAATATAAGAAATTATATCCATAGAAGATTTGATAGAAAAAATAAATAAACTAAAATGAACAAACAAAAAGCTTCTAATTTAATAATAAATATTATTAAGGGTTTATCTAATAGATATAAACTTCCCTTAGAAACTATTAGTCCTAAACATTTAGCAATGCTAATTCACTATGATGTTCCAGAATTTAAGATTAAAAGGTTTATAACCGATAGATTTGAAGAAAAAAACCTAGAGGAAAAGAAATGTCTAGATGCCGGCTTTGATGAAAAAAGTATAAGAATGTTAGATGAAATAGAAGTTTATAATTTGTGTGGGTTAAATAAAAAGTAATATGAAGCGATCTTGGATAAAAAGAGGAAAAATTAAACCAATGAAACGAGGTAGACTTCACAAAGAATCAAAACAACCCATTTCTAAACTTCAGAGAGATATTTGGGAACTTTGTAGACAGATAGCAACAATTTTATATCCCTCAGACTGCTTTACTTGCCCACAGAAGGGCCTTGTGGGTTCAAATAGGCAACTTGGTCATCTTTGGGCTAAAGCTTCGCTAGGGGCAAATCTAAAGTATGACATACGAATACTTCGTTGGCAGTGTATGACTTGTAACTGCCATCAAGGTGGAAGAGGTGCTGATTTTTATGCAAGAATGCTAAAAGAAAATGGACAAGAATATATGGATAAATTACAACAAGAACGTCAAAAAACAGTAAAGGCCTATGATTTTTATGTCAATTTAAAGTCTTCATACCAAGAAATATTAAGAGATTTACAAAAAAAATAAAAATGTTAAAATTAAGTCAATGATAAAAATATTTACATAAGAATGTACAAATACAAAGGTCGAATTTTATAAACCCAAAACAAAACAATGGAAGAAAAAAGAAAAAAAGCCGAAAAAGCTATCCAAGAAATCAACAAACTTATTAAGGAAAATAATTTAGAAATGATTATTGTTCATTCAATACAATTTAATCTAAAAAACGATGAGATTTCTACAAAGAATACAGAGATTATGGAAGTTAAGTAATGAATTACCAGAATTGCCAAAAGAAAAAAGTGCAATAAAGCAAATCATTGAGGAAATCAAAAAACCTCAGAAAGCCATTTTTATTAAAAGGGAAAAAACTTTAGACGAAGAAATAGAAGAATTAAACAAAAATGAAAATTAAACCATTTGGAGCACAAATTCTTATCAAACCTCATAAAAAAGAACAAATATTGCTTGCGGATATAGACAAACCTGTTCTTTGTGAATATGGAGAAGTTGTAGATATTGGAGACGAAGTCAAATATGTAAAGGTCGGAGATATAATAGCCCACACAATATGGGGAGTAAACTCTTTGGAATATGGAGATGAAAAGTTTTACTTTATTCTTGAAGATGAGCGCTTTATATTGGGAGTTATCAATGAGGAGAAATAAAGATACATTTCTTTCCAAATCAGAATGCCTAAATAGTTATCTTCATAATTATTTGATTGTGAAGATTTGGCCAGATTGTTTGGAAGAGATATGCGAGATATGTGGTGACCGTCAATTCTTCAAAGGTGATAACCTTGAATATGTTGATTACCACGCCAAACAAATGATATTTCCTCAACACCCACTTTATTATCACGAAACTAATTATGTTAGAGACTTACAAAAACAATATAAAAGATAATGCTTTACTTGGATTATCAAACGGATTTGATATAGCCGCGAAAGCTGTAGCCCCTACTCTTGGAGGTAGAGGTACTAATTCAATTCTTGAAGAAGAACTTTACCCGTATTACAGGGTTTCAAAAGACGCTTATTCAATCATTCAAAGTATTCATTGCGAAGATCCCCTTGAAAATCAATCCATTAAATTTCTAAAAGATGCTACGGATTCTCAAAATAAAATAGCCAAAGACGGAAGAACAACAATGGTTATTATCAACAATGACATTATTAAAGAAACTCTAAAACAGGGGGCAGATTACCTTGATACCGTAGATGAACTTCAAAAATCCATTTCCGAAGTTGACAAACTAATAGATGAACAAAAGAAAAATATTGATTTAGAAGATATAGAACAAGTTGCTACAATAGCCTCCAATAGCCCTAAAATTGGTAAGCTTATTGGCGAAATCTATCAAAAGGTTGGAAAAAATGGAAATATCAATCTTGAAGGCTCTGGCGGTTGGTTTGATGAGGTAGAGTATATTGACGGAGTTAAATTCCCAGATACTTCTTGGCTTTCACCTATATTTGCCAATGACGGAAACAAATCTGTTCTTGAAAACCCAGTTATTCTTATTTCCAAATCAAGAATAGATAATCCTAAGCAGATTGATTCGGTTATTCGTTCTTGTATAGCAAGACAGGAAAAGGGGCTTGTTATTATGGCAAAAGACATAGAGGACACTGTTGTCAATGGTTTGATAACACAAATTCATAAAAAATATTTGAATCTTTTGATTATTAAGCCACCGACATTATGGAGAGATTATATTTTTGAGGATTTTGCTAAAGTTACTGGAGCAACAATAGTAGACCCAACAAATGGATTGGACTTTAAAGGACTTGCCTTGAATCATTTGGGCCATTGTGATAAAATTATATGTGATGACGAGGAAACAGTAATACTTCCCTCAGTTGATTTTTCAGAACATCTAGCTCATCTAAAATCAAAGAAAGATAAGGATTCCGAATTAAGAACATACTGGCTTAATACGAAAACGGCAATTTTGCGTCTAGGAGCTATCAATGAAGGAGACCTAAGTCTCTTATTGTTAAAAGCGAAAGACGCTCTTCATAGCTCAAAATTGGCCCTTCAGGACGGTATAGTAGCTGGTGGAGGAGTAGCATTACTCAATGTTTCACGAAAAATAACAAATCCTATTCTAAAAGAGGCTCTTAAAGCTCCATTTAAACAAATAGTTAAAAACGGCAGAGGTAATTTTGAAGAAATAGAATCTAAGTGTGGAGAAAATACGGGATTTAATGATAAGACTAAGAAAATTGTTGATATGTATGAGGATAAGATTATAGATTCCGCCCAAGTTGTAAAAAATGCAGTTAGAAATGCCATAGGCGTTGCTTCTCTAGCGCTAGGAACTCATAACTTAATCAGCTTACCCAAAAAAGATTTATCAAAACCTAATCAACCAATAAAATGGTAGAACTAAGAAAAAGATGTAATGGTTGTGGAAAAAAGAGTTTTTTCACAAGAAGAAGAAACTTCTCTCTTAAATCTGCCATGAGAATGGGTGTAGGTATGACTTCTCAAGTTCCTCTATGTTCAAAATGTGCCAAAAGTATTAAAAATTTAATAAAATCAATATGAATCAAATAGACAAAGACCAAATAACAATGAGTATCTTGCAAGTCAACGAAATTCGTCATGTTTTGTTTAAGACTGAAAGAGGTTATTTCATGGCAAAAATTAGAAAAGGTGAATCAGGTTATACTTATTCCCTAGACGGAATTCCTGTTGGAAAAGACGAGCAAGAAGCTTTATCCAAAATGTATGAAATTAAAGAATATACTCCCCTAGAAGATCATAACTCATTAAGAGAGTTAGTAAAAGTCTTAGAAGATTTAATAAAAAGCTCTCCTAAGGAAGAAGTAAAAATTAAAAAGGTTACTAAAAATGTCCGAAAAGCTAATTAAAAAATCAAAAGACGGTAAAGAAAGAATGGGTAGAAAATTAGTTGTAAAAGTTCTTTCTTATAAAGGAAAACCCATTTATATGGAAAAGACTTCTCATAGATTAGTTGTTTATTAATAATATGTCTAAATTGACTAAAAAACAAAAAGGTTTTGTAAAAGACTATATAAAAACTGGTAATGGAACACAGTCAGCTTTAAATAACTATGATATTGATAGTGATAAGCCTGAAAAAGTAGCTAGTGTTATAGCCACAGAAAACTTAGCAAAACCTAGCATCATAAATGCAATAAAGTCAATAGCTGATAGAATACCTGATGAATTATTAGAGAAAGTTCATTTAGAAGGATTAGAAGCTTCTGATAAAGTAGTCAAACAAGGAGAAGTTTTTGATATTCCAGATTACCAAACACGACATAAATATCTTGATAGTGCTTATAAATTAAAAGGACTATATGCACCTGAAAAATCTATCAACTTAGATATTCAAGCAGATATAACTAATCCACAAGCTAGAGAATTAGCAAAGAAATATGAAGATGAACTTAAACAAAGTTTAGAAAATGCTTCTATCAAAAATATCAATTCATAGCTGGATTCAAGAAAACAATGTAAAAACTGAAACTGGTCAACCACTTAGTTTTGAAACTTTGAGATTTTTGTTTGATATTTATTCGGATCGTTCACCGTTCATTATGTCAATAAAGGCCGCTCAGATAGGCTTTACTACTTATGAAATATTAAAATCCGCTCACGAAGCATACAACGAGAACATTGATATTATTTATGTTCTTCCTACTGCTGATGATGTTAAACAATTCTCTGGTGGTAAAACAAATAGAATCATAGATAACAATCCAATACTTCAAACTTGGACTAATGATAAAGATTCTATTGAGCAAAAAAGATTTGGTAAAGCTACAATTTATTACAGAGGTTCTTGGACTGAAAGAACGGCGTTAATGATTTCAGCAAAGAAACTTATCGTTGATGAGCTAGATAGATGTAAGCCAGAAATTATAGAGCAATATGATTCTCGTTTGCAGGCTATAACAAATCCACGTAAAGCATTCTTTTCAAATCCGACATTGCCAGAGAAAGGGATAGATGTTTATTGGAAAAAATCAGACCAAAAGAAATGGAATGTTACTCACTCTTGCGGAAAGAGGTTTGTAATGGACGAGGACTGCATTGATTATCAAGCGGAAGTATATCGATGTCCACATTGTAATTTAGAGATAACCGATGAAGAAAGAAGAATGGGTGACTGGTATGATAGAATGGATAACAAATGGAGCGGAACAATACAAACGGGTGATGAATGGTCAGGCTACTGGATTCCTTTGTGGATTAATCCAATATTCTCTGCTAAAAAGATTTCAAATTACAAGAAAACTAAAACTCCTGAATATTTTGCTAACTTCGTTGCTGGGCTTCCCTATGTCAATCCAAATGACGCTTTATCAGAACAAGCTCTTGCTAGATGTCTTTCTCAAGAAACAAACTCTCAAAATGGTAGAGTAATAATAGGATTAGATACAGGCCATAATCTTCATTACACAATGGCAAATAAAGAGGGCATATTCTATTACGGGTATTGCCCAAGTATTGCTGAAATGGGAGGAAAGGAGGGATATGACCCATACGATGAGATAGAGAAAAGGCTAAATGATTATAAAAATTCAATATTGATAGCTGACCAAGGAGGCGATTTGATTGGTATTAGAAAACTACAAGCAAAATATCCGGGTAGAGTATTCTTATGTTGGTTCACTAAAGAAACAAAAACTCAAGAACTCACAAGGTGGGGGGAACACGAAGAAGCCGGCAAAGTTTTGGCTGATAGAAACAGAGTAATGCAACTTGTTGTAGATGAGATAAATGACCAAAGATTATCTTTCAATGGTTCTTTTGAAGATTGGAAAGAGTTTTTTGTTCATGCTTTAAATATTTATCGTGTGAAAGAAATGACTGGAAGCTCGGAAGATCCCCAGTATGGTTGGCGTTGGGTTTGGAAAAGGAAAGGCCCAGACCACTGGTTCTTATCACTCATTTACGCAATGATAGGATTAGATAGATTTGGGGAGGAACTTGCAACAATAATCAAGAAAGATAATTTTATGACAGGTGTGTCGATAGGTTCAATGAAAAGTGGAGCAATACCAGCAAAAAGAATCATAAGGTCGGCCAGGTATGATTTTGATACCGATTCCTCAAGTAATGTATTTGATTAATATGGAAAAAGAACCTATTTTAATACCCGTTTTTCTTTCCGAGGAGGACGCCAAACTCTTTGTTATATTTCAGAAATATTACCCAATAATCAAGAAAATAGAGGAAAAAAAGGCTCTTGACTTGGAATTTGGCAAGTGTATAATTAATGTAGCCTTTGGTCAGGCACAAAATATTATTAAAGAAGAATCATTTAAATTATGAAAAACGTATACAAGTTTATATTAGGTTTGGGTTTGATTATTAATCTTGGTTCATTCACACCAGCAATGGCAATGACGCCTCTAACGGCAAATCAGTTAGACGGAGTTTCTTTATTGCTTAAAATGCTAGGAGTAGATGACCAAACGATTTTGATAGTAAAAGCTCTTTTGGGAGAAGATATTGCATCAAAATCATCAGAAAGTGCGACAACAACATTATCAACTAACGCAACAACAACAATGGCAAAAACAACGACAACTTCATCTGCAACAGTAGCGACACCAGTAGCTTCAACGGCTTCTGTGGCTTCTACACAAAGCACCAGTAATTCATCAGCTCTAACATTCAAAGTTAAATCTCGTGAATATGGTTCAAAGACAGAAGTGGAATTACCAATAGATAATTTTAAAGTCGGATATCAAGACGAACTGACAATTAGCCTTGATACTTGTTCAATCAAGGGAAATGACCCTATAACTATCTCAGTTACCCAAAATGGTAGAGAAGTTAGAAAATTCACTATTGCAAATGGTATGGATTGTTCACAAAATATGTATGTTGGTATTGGATTTGATTCAAGAAACCCAAATACGAATACATACACAGTAGCAGGCGGAGGAAATTCATACACAATTACTTATTCAGTCAAGTAAAATTTGACTTTATAAAAATTGGGAGTATAATTATATTGTTTTAAATAACCTTAACCGAAAATCCGGCAGGAACATATCAAGTGTTCTTGCCGTTTTTTATTTTTAATGTCAGATAGAGACGGATTTCAATTAAATATCATAGGAGCTTCTGACCTAGTAGAAAACCCAATTAATAAAGTGGGTTCTCAAGATTTTAATGTTGAAGGAAAAGCAGGCGAAGAAATAGACGCTTTCTTTCTTCCTATGGACGATGCAAAACTCCTTACTTTAAGAGATGAGTGGGAATCACTTGACGGGAAATACACCTCGCTTGTAATGAAAAGAGCGAAGAAGAATAAGCTCTATTTAGCTGGAAAACAAAGATCGGGAAAAGGAGATACTACGAGTATTATCCCTGACAATATGATATTCCAGGCTCAAGAGACCTTTATTCCTCAAGCTCTTGCAAAGAATCCTGAACCAGTAGTATTTTCAGATAATACTGAAGAAGGAAAATTTGCCTCAAATGAGATTAAAACATTATTGCAATATCATGCCGATACCCTTTGTTTGAGACAGAAACTAGCCGTTATGGTTAGACAGTGGAATACCTATTTCTTAGGAATAATCAAACACGGTTGGAATAAGGAAACTAGTGATATCTCTCTTGATTTGAGAAGACCTCAAAATTTTGTATTTGACCCAGACGGATACATTGACGAATATGGAAATTATAGGGGTAGATTTCTTGGTGAAAAGATAGAAAAAACAGCTGAAAAATTGGCTGAAATGTATCCTAAACATAAGGAAGTTATTTTAGATAGCGTTGCAGGAAAAGGAGGAACAAAAGTCATTGCAACAGAATGGTGGACTGATGAATATTGTTTTACAACATATCAAAAGACTGTTCTTGAAAAGCACAAAAACGAATTTTTTAATTATCAAGAAAATGAAAGCGATATAACAATAAATCATTTCCCTGTTCCAAAAATGCCTTATACTTTCTTGTCAGTATTCTCTCTCCAAGAAGAACCTTTTGATTTCACAAACCTTACAGAACAGGCAATCCCTAATCAAGACAGAATAACCAGAAGAGACGGACAAATAGACAAAAACCTTAATTCGGGTAACAACGCAGTGGCTTTATCAGGTCGCTCATTTACATCAGAAACAGCTTCTCAAGTCGTTGATTCGTTCTATGAAGAAGGATTTATTCTTGTTCCTGATGGAGATGTTACCAATGGAGTTAGAAGAATACCGGCCCCTGGAATTCCAGATGCTGTCTTTAGAGCACAAGACAATGATAAGGTTGCTCTCCAATCAGTCTTTGGAACTTATGGTGTAACACCACAAAAACAAACAGACGACACAACAGTTAGAGGTCAAATCCTCAATCAATCTCACGATTCTTCAAGAATTGGTGGAGGAATAGGAGATAAGCTAGAACAAGTAGCCGATAATATCTTTAACTGGTGGGGTCAATTATACTGCGTATTCTATGACGAACCTCATTACGCTGCGATTATGGGAAGTGGTAGGGCCGTAGAGTATGTTCAAATAACACAAGCAAACTTTCAAAGAAAATTTGTTATATCCGTTCAGCCAAACTCAATGGCACCAAAGGACGAGATAACGGAAATTAATCAAGCAATAGATTTAGCAAATAAAGGGTGGCTTGATCCGATTACTTTATTCAAGAGACTAAACTACCCTGACCCAATGGAAACAGCAAAAGCGGTTACTATGTGGAAATCAAATCCTCGACTATATTTAGCAACTTATTTCCCAGAACAAGCTCAACAATCAATTCAACAGCAAGAAAATCCACCGGATTTAAACCAAATTAGAGGACAAGGAAATGAAGAACTAAGTGCCACTCCGGCTTCGGCCGCCCTGTCCCAAGTGCCAATAAATCAAGCGTCATCATTACCAACAACTTAATTATAAAAATATGCCATTAACTAAAAAAGGAACAAAAATATTATCATCAATGGAAAAAGAATATGGAGGCGAGAAAGGTAAAAAAGTCTTTTATGCCTCACAGAATAAAGGAATCATCAAAGGAACACACAAAGGAGCAAAAGGTCGAGCATTAGAAAAAGCGAAAGACAAAAAGTAATGAAACAGTCAGTTAGACATTTCATAGAAGATGAGAAGAAAGGAATAAAAGATTATAGAGATTCAATGTCGGACAAGAAGTATAAACGAGCATACGAAAAAATACTTCCTCAAGAAAAGAAACATCTCAAACTTCTCAAATCTTCAAAGCACAAAGCATTAGAATCATTAAAGAAATAGTATGAAAAAAGAATTTGAAAAAAAAGTAAAAGAGGAAGAAAAAGAAGAAAAGAATGAAAAGAAAATGAAGAAAATGAAAGGAGCAAAAGGAAAAGCTCTTGAACATTGTAAAAAATAGTATTTTGCCCGTCTGCTCGGAATCGTGGGCGTAAAACAAGATTCCTGCGTAAGCGTTATTAATATAATAAAGGCTTTCTAGGTTGAGCCTGAATCAATCCGCAACAATATATTATGAACGAAGTAGATAAGTTTTTAAAAGATGTCGGTTCGGATAAAAACGATGAGTTTAAACCCAAAGACGACATATTCGGTGAAGATTCTGAAAAGAAAACAATCGATGAACCAGAAGTTGAAGTAAAGAAAGAGGAAAAACCTCTACCCTTTCACAAAGACCCAAAGGTTCAAAATTTCTTAAAAAAAGAAATTGAAAAAGCGAGAGAGGATTTTTTAAAGAATCTTCCTCCGCGAGAAGAAAAGGAGAATGACGAGGCAGAAGAAATCCTTACAAGGATTATCGGAAATGATACACCTGAAAGAGTCCAAGCAATCAAAGACTTTAAAAAGTATTTGCACAGTTTGGAAGAAAAAGGTGCAGAAAGAGCCCTTCGTCAGTTGGAAGAATCAGAGAAAGCTGAACAGGAGGAAACTGAAAAGTCTGTTCAAAAACTTGAAGAGGGTTTTGAAAGGATTGAGGAATCATACGGAGTAGATCTCTCATCAGGAGCACCTCTTGCCCGTAAAACTCGAAATGAGTTTATCGATTTTATCCAAAAGATTTCTCCGAAAGACAGTGATGGGGAGATTATAGAATATCCTGATTTGGAAGGGGCATTTGAAACTTTCCAAACAATGTCTAAATCTTCATCATCAACAAATAGGGCAAAAGATTTGGCTTCTAAAGGTTTGCAAAAGTCTACAACGGCTTCGGCGACCGAACAAAAAGAGCCCGTAAACTGGGGAACAGTCGAAAGAATGTTCAACAGTTGGAAAAAATAAAATTACAAACATTAATTATTAATTAATTATTATGAGTCCAGATATTAATATAACAACAACGACAAACCAATACTTGGCACCAGCTTGGGTTGACCAAGTATTGAAAGACAACCTTTTCTTCGGAGAAGTTTTGTCCAATGTCGAATCTTGGGATGGTTCCCAGATGTTATTCCCGATTAAATACCAAAAAGGCGTTGCATCAGTAGCGTTTAATGGATTTGACGAGCTTCCAACATCACAGCAACCAGTTTCAGTTAATATGACATTCTACACAACCTTTACAGCAACAAACGTTGCTCTTGCAGGTTCAGATTTGTCAATTAACAAAACAAAAGAGCAAAAGCTCAACCTTATGAAGATAATGATGAAGTCAAGAGCTCAAGACGGAGCAGACGACATCGGAACTTATTTCCAATCAGACGGAACAGCAAACGGAGGAAAAGCACCTTCAGGTCTTGCAAACATCGTTGACGATGGAACAACAGCTTCAACCTACGGAGGTCTATCAAGAGCAACATACGCAGGATTGAACGCAACAAGCACAGCTTCAGGAGGCACAATTTCTCTCTTGAAAATCAGACAACTTTGGAACAATGTATCAGATGGCAAAGTGTCACCAGACTTAGGTTTGACGACATATACCGTTTGGGCATACATTGAACAACTTATGATGCCTTTCCAAAGAAATACATATACAAATTTTCAAAATATGGATGCAGGAACTGGTTTTGCTTCAAAAGGTTTACTTTTTGATGGAATTACCATTTACAGAGATAAAAAAGTCACTTCAGGTATTTTCTACCTCATTAACAAAAATTATCTCAAATTCTACGGTTTGAATTGGTGGGAAGGTGAACCAGTCCAAATTGGTTCAAAAGAAATCAAAGGTAACATCTACGAATACACAAATCCAGCAAGTGCTGCAAAAGCATTTACTTGGACAAACTGGGTTCGTGCATACAATGCCGCAGCTGTTAATGGCTTTATGATTATGGGTGGTCAGCTTATCTGCACAGACCCATTCAGAAACGGAAAATTGACAGGAGTAACAGGGATATAGTCGTATATTATTAGTTTAATTTAAAAAATATATGATTTATATAGAACAGTACGATGGAAATTATTGCAATACTAACTATGCTAGCAATAGCATTGGTCTTGCAACAAATCTACCTGTTCAGTTAGGGCCGATAGACAAAACAGGACTTAATCTTTTAAAAGGAAGTCTTAAAGTGGATGTTCGCCCAACAGGAGGTTCAACAGCAGATTATGCAGAACAGATAAGAGCAAATTCAGCAAAGACAACGGGAACATTTCTTGGGTTTGATAATGAAACACACGGGGTAGCAACCGGTGCTGCTTCAATTATTTCCACAAGAGGTGTAGCAGTTGTTGACGCAACTTATACAGCAACTGCTTCAACAATCATAGGAACTTACGGACAAGCAAGAGCTGATGGAACAGTAGCAGGAGCTTCATTTATGGCCGGTCTTTATGGGCTTGTAGAAGCAAGTGCAGCTATTACAGCTTCTCACGTTTGTTCAGCTTGGCTAGATTCACATCAAGCTAATGCAGTTACAGGTAGTCATCAGTTGCTTTACATGACAAACAATGGAGCAGCAACAATGGACGAAGCAATCTACGTTTATGGTGGAAATAAGATAACATCTCTTATGGAACTTAATACAGTTGCAGGAATGGTATCTGATACAGCCGAAACAGGAGGATCTTCAAAGAAAATAAAAATAACTATTGATGGAGTAGTTTATTACATCAATGCTTATACAGGTTAATTTATTAGTTAATTAAAAAAACAAAAATGAGTTTTATTTCAGATTTTAAATCCTCACCATTTGAGGTATTCAAGACAGATACAGATTCATCTCTTGCAACATTGACTGGAGTTAAATTCCAGTTGAATGACGGAAGAGAAGTTGCTCTCGTTCAAAACGGAGGTTCAGCTCTTGTTTCGGGTGTCTTGGTTCAAGCCCCAGCAACGATTGGAGCTAATCACACAGGTTTGACTTGTGCGACAGCCGCCATTGGCGCAACCGAAATAACAGTCACTTTGGGTGGAACAGCAGTTACTGCTAACCAATATCAAGGTGGATATGCTGTTATTAGTGCAGGTACAGGTGCGGGCCAAACATTCAGAATTGCATCTCACCCAGCACAGACATCAACAACTGGAACAGTTGTTCTTACATTGGAAAATCCATTGTCAGTAGCAACAGCAGTAGCTGATTCAAAAGTTTCATTGACACTTCCACAATATGGAGGAAAGAATGGAACAAATGTAACAACACACGGTGTAATTATTTCTCCGACAGCTTCAACAGGAGCTTCAATCGGAGTTACTCTTTACCCAATCCCAGCTTCAACTTCAACAGTTCCTTCTTACGGTTTTATCGTAACAAGAGGAGCGGTTGCTTGTTTGAATGATTCTGCAACAGCAGTTGGACTTGATGTCATGCCTTCAAGTTCCGTTGCCGGTGCAGTCGTTACTTATGCAGTTGCAACTAGAAACAGAGTTGGAACTTCAACAGTAGCAGGAGAAAACACAAAATCTCAGTTGATTAACATTCAACTTTAGTAAATTTTGGAGATTCTTATTGTCCATCAGAAATGGTGGACAAGATAGAATCTCCAAAAAGAGGTTCATTTAATAGTATTAGTATAGGTGCGATTCTACCTGAAATGAATCAATACTATGGACAAATTAAAACAGGAGCAAGAGCTCCAACAAGTTAAGAGATTCGGAGGAGTATTTAAATTCACAAATCCGACAGAAGAAGATTTCACAGTTCTTTGGAATAATAAAGAATATACATTTTTGGCGAATACAACTTCCCCAATCATTATTTCTGATGAATCCCTTGAACATATACAGGAAATCAGAAAAAAGTGGGCTTATAAATTGGCAGTCAGAGAATTCTATAAAGGAAAAGAATATCAGAGACTTTCAAAAATGGGTGGCGGACTTCCTCCGACATTTGACGAGAAAATCCTTCAACCATTGGTTGATAAGTGTTTGACACCACTTCCTGAAGCCGATGCCATTGTCAGACCAGTTAAAAGGGTTGAACTTAAAACAAGAGCTTCAAAAGCTATTGGAGAGAAAGAAGATCCTTCTTATGCCTTTAGAGAAGAAAACATTGAAGGAAATATAGAAAAACTTGGAGTTCAATCGGACACATTCAACGGTTAAAAAATATGAAACTACCTACAAAATCACAAGTGCAAGTTGAATTAGCCAGAGAAAGAAAAGCCCAAATAGATGAAGGCGTAAGAATCGCTCAAAAAGTTGATTCTCTTCGTAATACTCTTTCAAGTTTGGAAAAACAACACAATGAATTTATAAATTCAATGGAAACGGGATTAAAAGCCAAAGTTAAACCATTGGAAGAAGAAATAAAAGCTAAAAAAGCCGAACTTGTGGTTTTGGAAGATAGAAAAAGAGAACTTTCAAAACCGTTAGATGAAGAATGGAAGAAAGTCAAAGAAGAAAAGATAAAGCTTGAACAAAAAGAAAAGGAATTTGATGAAAAATTTGCTCAAGTGGAATCCAAAAGAGAATTTCTTGAGAAAAAAGCCTTAGAGTTGAAAGATATTCAATCAAGAATTAGAACTCAAGAAAGAGAATTGGCAAAAGTATATTCTGAAGCTTTAACTGATAATAAAGAAACTGCGGAAATATTGCTTTTAACTAAGGAATATGAATCAGATCAGAGGAAAGTTATTGATGAAGAATGGAAACGAATTGAAGTGGAAAGAAATGAAAACAAAATATCTTCACTTGCTAACAAAAATAGAGAAGAACAGCTCAACAGGAAACAAAAAGAACTTGGAGATAAAGAGATTGAGATTAGAGATAAATATAAAACATTAGAAAGAACATTAAAAAGAATCAAATGATAGTAACTCAACAGACAACAAATTCAAATACACCGGCTATTCTGACAAGTGCTGGCACAGCAATATCTTCCAATACAGCAAGAACATACTGGAATATACAAAATCTTGGAACAAATCCTCTTTTTGTAAGACTAGGTGCTTCTGCTTCATCGACAGTTTTTAATTATGTATTAAAAGGAGGAACTGGGAGTGATGATGGTTTAGGTGGCTCGATATCTTCTGATAGTGTTTGCTATACTGGGGATATTTCAGTTGCTGGAACATCACCAAGATATGTAATAACGGAAATAGCGGCTTAATATGATTAACACACCTTCAGAAAATCCAAATATCCCAGAAAATCTTAAAAAGGCGATTGAAAATTCAAGAAATGTAATAACAATAAACGAAGTAGAGGCACAAAGATTAGGACAGCTCTCTCGTTCTCTTGAATACACAATAGGCGAACAAAATAAAGAGATTTTAGAGAAAAAAGGATTTATTGAGGAATTGAGCAAAAAATTGACTGATTTATCAGATAAAATAATGGCTAATTCATCTAAAATTGACCTACAAGGAGGTGTAATAAAAGAAAACGAGGAAATACTTAGGTCATTAAAAACTACCCAAGAAACGATAAATTTAGAGCTTTTAGAAAGAGAAAAGAAAATTCAAAATGAGGAGGAAAGATTGAGTATTCTTGGAAAGGAATTAAAAGTTATGGAATCGTCAATAGAAGAAAGAGAAGAAATTTTAAATAATAAAGAAAGAAAGTTAAAGGATTTTATTAAAGAATTATAAACTATGGGATATAATCCAGGCTTAATCAATGCAAATATAGACAAAACCGGGGCTACAATAAACCCTGCCACTTCTGATATTCAAACAGATGGAACACAGAAAACCCAAATAGTTGATTCAACTTTTAATAATTATGATATTCAAAATCCTTTACCGACTGATGGTGATTCTATTTATATCAAAGATTTAGATTTAACTCATTCAACAAAAGTGGGTTGGACTGGAAACATTATTGATTTATTTGATTGTCCAAATGATGCAACTGGTTTATATAATGATACTGCCACTAATCCAAAAATTTTATATGTTGCATTTTGTAGAACACTATATCTAAATTCCGTAGGTTTGGGTTGTAATTTAACTGGTAAGACTTTTAGTAATGTAAAAATAGAATTTATCGGAAGTGATGGAACAGTGAGATCGACTTATGACGATTCTACAAATAATACAAAATATGGAACTAAATTGTATGAATTTGCCCCGACTGCTTGTATTGCGTTAAAGTTTTCTTTCTGCACTACGAATACAGATGTAGGTTTATCAAATCTAACAATTCAAAAAGAAACAGCAGTTATTTCAAGATTAAGAGCGTTAAAACCCAATGGAATAATAAATGATATAGATTCAACTTATGGTGGAGGTCTTTATACTGCCTTGATAGATAATCTTGGTTTTGTCGGATATAACACCTTAATTGGTGAAATTAGAGTCGCAGAACCTTTTAGACAATTAGGCGCAGGTTTCGAGGGGACAACTATTGATACACAATATTGGACAACTGGAGCTTCGGGAACTGGAGCAACAGTTACGCAAGGAAATTGTCAGCTTTTACTTACTTCAGGAACTGCCAACGGTGCGACTGTTTATGCTTATTCAACTCGCCGTTCAAGATACTTGTCCGGTTCTTCAATGGCTTTTATAGGCGTTGGTCAATTAGGAGATACTGGAACTGTTGGAAATAAACGCAGATGGGGAATAGGTTGGGGAGCTTCAATGCCGGCTATAACTGACGGAGCTTGGTTTCAATTAGAAGGAACGGAGTTTAGCGTAGTTACTTGTAAAGGTGGAGTAGAAACTAAAGTTACTTCTGCTAATTTCAATGGTGATTTAGGTAATTATTCATTAAGCACATTAGCAAACTCAACAGAAATATCTTATATAAATACTGAAATTGTATTTAGTATGGGAGGATATAAACTTCATGTGGTTGATGCTTCTGTTGCTACTTGGACTACTACAATGAATTTTCACGCATTTGCTGATAGCGTAAATTCAGGAGCTTTAGGAGCGTCGGTTACTTTGGCAGTTAGAACGGCAGCTATTTTTGAAATGGGTAGACCACAAACACAACCAATTAAAAAATATCAATCTGGGACTACATCTGGCGTTTCTTGCAAATTAGGTGCAGGAAATATAAGAGGAATAATTATATCGGGAGTTACTAATAATGCGGTGGTTAATTTATATGATGCAACAACTGCAGGAGGAACAGTATGGTGGTCATCTGGAGCAATGACAAATCAAACAGTCCCAATGCAATTACCATTTTATGATTTGCCATTTTTCACAGGATTATCTTTTGATATAACGGGTGCAAACTGTAATTTAATGGTTATTTACGAATAAAATATATGAATGCAAAAATAGATGAAAATGGAGTAAATACGATAATTGCAACATTAAATACAGATGGTATCTCTATTATGAATATTTGTATAAATGACACGAATAGCGGTTTATGTGTAAACGATGGAACAACCGGAACTGACGAGGGAAACAATGACGGAAACGCAATGAGAGATGAAAATAGCAGACCCGTTTTATTAGTAGAATCATCAGATGGCAATGGAGATTTGGTTGAACTCTATGCTGACAGTGATGGAAAATTATTAATTCAATCAACATAATATGGCAAACGCAAAACACGATGAAAATTCGATAGCAACATTAATAGCAGTTTCTAGTGCTGATAATTCAACACCAGTTAGATTATGGGCTGACCCAGTAACTCATCGCCTTTTGGTCGATTTGGCAGGAGGTGGTGTTGTAGAATTAACAGCAACGGGAACGGTGGATGGAAGTAATCAAGTATTTACTTTTGTGGAAAAACCTTCTTATATTGTTTCGGATCATGCTTGGTATAAAGAAACCAATTCAACTGGAACAACAAATTGGTCTTGGAATGCTGGAACTATGGAGGCAACAATGACTATACCACCGACAGAAGACTTATTTGGAATACAATAATTATCAATTTAATTTAATGACAATGAAAAAATTTAAAAAAATAATAGGAGTAATATTGGGGGGATTATTTGTTGCCGGGACAGCTCTGGCAATTAACATTACCGTGCCTTCTGCTCCGGGTTCAAACTATGTGTTGTTATCAACATCAACAGGGGCATACATACCAGTAGCGACATCATCTCTTGGAATAACAGGAGGTGGAAGTGCGACAACTACAATCAACGGAGTTCTTGGCCCGATATTTACATTTATAGCTTCTTCAACTGCTTCAACTTCTGCTCTTTTAGTTATTTCAACAACAACGGGAACTATATTGATTAATGCTCCCTTTAATCTATATCTCTCAACTACTTCAGCTGCAGCAAATTATGTTTCAACTTCAACTCTCTCATCAACCCTAACTGGGTACCTTTCTACAACTTCAGCAGCTTCAACATATTATCTTCAAACAAATCCAGCAAATTATATTACTTTATCATCTCTTACAGGTGATTCACCAATAACATACAATATAGGAACAGGACATATTGGATTTTCAAATCCTGGATATATTACTCTTTCATCTCTTTCCGCAACAGCCCCAATTAAATATAATTCTGGCACAGGAGCTATTTCAACAGATTTTTCGACTTCTTCTGTAAATGTTTTTACCAATCTTAATACATTTAACGCAACCACAACGCTCGCAACAACAACAGTTTCGCAACTTTCAACAACAGGAGGCATTGTAAAAAGAACTGTAGGATATACAGCTTCAACTACGATAACAATCAATTCAGCAACAACTGATATTGCAACAACATCTCTTATCTATTCAACAACGACCTTTGCAAATCCTTCAGGAACGGCTTTGGACAGTCAATCGTTTGCAATAAAGGCATACGCTACAACAACAAGAGGTTTAGCTTGGGGTGCAAATTTTGCCTCAACATCGGCTTTAACACTTCCTATATCACAAGCAACGGGAACAATGTGGTATGGATTTACTTATGATGCCGGTTTATCAAAGTGGTGCTTAATGGCAACTCAAGGTCCATTCTAAATATGAAAAAAATACTCATTCCAATTTTAATAGCTTTACTTCCGACACTCGCATTTGCGGGAACAACAAATGTGCAGGTATTGGTTGTTGCTGGTGGAGGGGGTGGTTCATATAGAGGAGGGGGAGGTGGAGCAGGAGGTGTTACTTATAATTCATCTTATTCAATAACAACACAAGTATATTCTGTATATGTTGGAACAGGAGGAATTGCAGGATATGACTCATCGGGAAATACATATGGTAGAGATGGAATATATTCATTATTTGGAACAATAATAACTGCAGGTGGTGGTGGTGGTGGTTTTGATACTGCAGGAAGAGTAGGTGGTTCAGGTGGTGGAGGTGGTGGAGGTGGAGGAATTAACACAACTTATGGTAATGGAACAACAGGACAAGGATATCATGGTGGTAGTGGAAATGGAACTTATGGTTCAGGTGGTGGAGGTGGAGGAGCTGGTGCAGTAGGTTCAAATGGGGGAGTTTTTACCGGAGGAAATGGTGGTGCTGGAATAGCTAATGCTTCTGTTGGTAATTTACTTACAAGAGCAACGGCAGGAGTAAGTGGATATATTGCTGGTGGAGGAGGTGGTGCTGGATGGAATACAAAAGGAACTGGTGGTGCAGGTGGTGGTGGAAATGGTGGTTACTCAGGAGATGCAAACGCAACGGCTGGAACTACAAATACAGGAGGTGGCGGTGGTGCAGGTGAAAATTATGGAACATCTGGTTCAGGCGGTTCAGGTATTGTCATCATCTCAGCTCCAGAGGGCATAATAACTGCAATAGGAGGCACAAAAACGACTTCTGGTGGATATGATACTTGGAAATTTACGACTACAGGAACAAGCACTTGGACAGTTACAAATATAGCTGGTGGATCGACACCGACTTGGAATTGGTGGTTTTTATCATTTTTTGGATTTATTTAATATGAAAGACAAGTGCCACATGCCTACATATGTAATAAGTATTATAAGCACATTGATTGCCACAATATGCGGTCTTGTTGTATGGACTTATCAAAAAGATATGGCTTCTGCCAAAGATTCAATCAAAGAAGCAACGGTTGATATTGTTGATTTAAAACAAAAACAAGCAGTTACAGAAACTAACCAAATAAATATTGAAAAAAGGCTCAATACCATTGATGGAAAATTGGATAGAATTTTAAACAAAGTCTAAATATGAGTATAAAACAAGAAAAAAATGGAGATATATTGTTTGCAGGATTTGAAAAGGGGATTGGATTATCTCCTCATTTTGGACTTGGAATGATTAAAAATGCTAATATTTCCACTCAACAGGGCGAGGTTATGACTTCATTTATCAGAAATAAAGAAAGTCAAACCAATATAACGAATGGAACTCTTACTCAAACTAGTTCAAATACTCTCACAGTATCAAATACAACTCCAGCAAATACCGAATTAAAATATGGGCAATGGATAACGACAACGGGTTCATTAGATAATTTGCCAGCAGGAAATTATTTTGTTGCTTCTTCAAGTAGCAATGTTATTTCCCTATCAACAACATATAACGGAACGGCAGTATCAAGCATAGGAACTGGCAGTGTTACTTTCACAATAATTCAAAATACAGCAGATACTGGAGGGGTTATGACACAGCCAGTTGCAACACAGACAGAGATATATATGGATTCAAATTACGCTACTCAATATAGGTATTATATTCTTGATTCCGAAGGCCATTTGTGGGTAAAAGATACTGGTGTGGCATTTAGTGGTGCTTCAACCTCTTGGGCCTTGGTTGATACCGTAACAGGAAGAAACGCCGCCTTAGGTTCAAGCAAACCGACATCGGTTGTCGCAACTGGTTTAGGTTTGATAAATGGCTGGTTGTTTATGCAAATTGGTAATTGTATTTTAACAAAGCAAACCTGTATGTTAGGGATTGCTCCTTCAACGGGTTCGGCTGGTTGGGACGTTGTAACTAGGAATGTTAATTCAGGCCCATTTTCTGATTATCCTCATTTTATGTTTACCGCTCAAGCAACGCTTTATTATACTGACGGGGCTTTCATCGGTTCAATATTTCCAAATCCGGCCAATGCAACAATTAACTCATTTTCATACGCAGAATATACCGTTAATGCAGGCACGGATACTTTCACTGTTTCCACTTTGTTTGGTGGTGTTACTCCATATAACACAATGCCGATAACTTTTACCTCAACATCAGGCAACTCAAATATCCCTGGGGGTTTAAGTTCGGGAACTATTTATTATGTCAGAGATGCATCAGTGAGCACTGGAGCGATAACTTTCAAAGTCGCTTCATCTTCGGGTGGTTCGGCTATTGATATAACGGGAACAGGAACGGGAACTCAATATTTTAATACATTTAATCCTTTAATTTATTCTTCTGGCACTCCTGCAAATTCAACATACACATTCACTCCGCAAGCCCTTACCCTTACAGCTTCGGAAGTTACAACCTCGATAACAGATTCGGGGACATCACTTTTGATTGGAACGAGAGGAAAATCAATTTATCAATGGGATAGATATAGTCCAGAAGCATTGACAACAATTCCCCTTTCAGAAAACAATACTCATTTTCTTCTAAATGTTAATAATATGACCTATGCCTTTGTTGGTAATAAAGGAAACATTTATATTACAAATGGCTCAACAGCTTCGGTTGTTGTTTCTGTTCCTGACTACTGTGCTGGGATCGCCGGAACGCCGGCCACATATGTTGAACCATTTTTTAAATGGGGGGGAGTTATGTATCTTAGAGGAAAGGTTTATTTTTCTATTCAAGACCAAACATCTTCAAAAACTGGAAATTGTGGAGGAATTTGGTCTTTTATTCCCTCAAATACAATGAGTGGAATAACTGGAAATTGTTTAAGATTAGAGAATAGAAATTCTTACTCAACTTACAATGGAATGACTACTGTTTTAGTTCCAAATCAAAACCAAGAAGCAATAGCTCCACAATATTATTCTGGCTGGCAATCAACTTATTCGGGTTCTTCTTATGGTATAGATGCTACGGGGACAACTTCTGATTCCACTGCGGAAATTGAAACAGAGTTAATTCAAGTAGGTTCATTTTTAGAAAAGAATACTTATAGCGGTATTGAATACATAGTAGCAACTCCATTACAAACAGGTGAATCAGTCGCTATTTCTTACAGACAAAACTCAACTGACGCTTGGGTGGCTTTATCAAATGTTCAAACCGATAGCACATCAGCAACAACCGTTCAGCCAGGACTTTCTGGATTTTATCCAGCTTCTTTTGAACAAATACACTGGATTCAGTTAAAAGTAACACTAACGGCTCTTACAACGTCGAGTTCGAGCTTTTGCCGATTATCGGGATTAAGATTAAAGAAAAAATAATGGAAGACAATATTCAAAATGAAATAAATCGTAATGCTCAAGAAAATCAGTATGGAGTTTCTGCTGTTCCATTTCATATTCATAATGGTTCGGATTCTTCACAACTTAGTCCTGAAATAGCTTTATCGGGTTTTCCTGTAATCAAAGTAACATCGGCTTCAACTTCGCCCTCGGATAAACCACAAAATGGAACATTCAGATTTTTAGTCGATTCAACGCCAAATTATTATCTATGGTCTTATTTACTAAATCCATTAACAAATAAAACGGGGTGGGTTGGAACAAAATTAGGGGCGTCAGTAACACAAAATCAGTATACTGGTTCTATATCACACGATAATGTGACTGGAAGTGATGCAACTTACACGGATACAATTACTTGTAATTTTGCAGCGACATCAGCAATATTCTTTTTCAAACATCAGTATAATTATAATACCCTTTATATTAGAGGAAATGGTTGGCAAGGAAAAACAGCAGGACACGCTAGCACTTGGAATTGTAGCGGAAACGCATCAAGTGGTGATATAAATACTTCATATCCGGTTAGTTCTTATTACCCAACCACCTATGCAAGTATTACAACTTGGGGAACAACAAGCGTCACAGTTACTTCAAGTATTACGACTGGATTCGGAAGCACAAGTCAATTAGATATTACGGTCATTTTATTAAGTTAATTAAAATAATATGTTATCACACACAAAAATTTCTCAAATGTATCAGGATTTCTCTCTAAACACGAGTAGCGCGAACGTTACGAGAGGAAAACAACAGGCAAATATTGAACATAAATATTTGTTACAAAAATATTTTAATAACGAAGCTTCATTTGCTATCACAACAGTTGGAAGTCAGGATTTGACATTGACTGGTGCGTTATTAACTGGAGCAACAACCGCAACATTATCATCAGCTTGGACATATCAAACAGTCCCTTGTTATGTTACTTTTTCCAATGGAGATTTGAGAGAAGTTAATTTTACAAACGGTTCCACAACGATTACTTGGACAGCTGGATTGTCTGACGCAGCTACGGTTGCTATCACAGTAGGTTCTCAAACATATCTTTTGCCACCAGATTATTCAAAACTAAAAACGGGGACTTTGACTATTGGAAATTTGAAATGGACACCAACCGAAGTATTGAGCCGTGAAGAATGGGACACTCTAAACGTATTTCCATATTATGCTGATATTCCTTCAAAGTTTTATATTTGGGGAAATCAATTCAAGATTTGGCCTATTCCTTCAACGACTGGAAATGTTATAACTTTTAACTACAAAAGAAGAGTTACTGATTTATCCCTTGATGATTACACAACACCGGGAAATATAACTGCTACAAATGGCTCAACAACAGTAACCGGATCTGGAACATCATTTGTTCCGACAACTAATTCAATGTCAGAATCAAGGTGGCTTCAAATTGCTCAACCAAGTGGAGACGACCAGTGGTATCAGATTGCTAAAGTAAATAGTGCCACATCGATTACACTTATGTCACCATATCAAGGAAATACAGCGAGCGGAGCAACTTCTTACACGATTGGACAAATGCCTCTTTTAATGGAGGATTTTCAAGATATGCTTGTATGGAAACCTTTAATGATATACTACTCAACGATATCAAAAGACACGGAAAAATTTAGACAATTTGCTTCCCTATACAATGAAAAGCTAAAATTATTGGATGAGTATGCCGGACAAAAGACAATAAATGTCAATTTGTCTCGCAGGCCGTCTCAACCAAATCCCAATATTTTTTGGCAAGTTTAATAATTAATAATTTAATAATATGCAACCACAAGGATTTAACACACAAGGCTCAACACCGGGATATAAAAGACCAAATTATGTCTCACCGACATCTTTAACTTATAAACCGTCTATTGCCACAACACCACTAGCAACGGCTAAAACAACAACCCCGACAACGCCGGCAAAAACATCGGGTTTATTAAACCTTTCCAATTTCACTACTAATTTGACACCAGCACAACAGCAACAAGCCGTCAAAGGAGGAACTGCGTTAGGATTATCTACTTCAGCACCTACAACTCCAACACCAACCCCAACCCCAACATCAACTCAGACACCCCCTGCTGGAAATACATATAATCCAACAACAGGACTTTATACTTCAGGAAATGTTGTAACTGGTGGAGTAGGAGCAAATACTTCAAGTCAAAATCAAACACAAGCACAACAAACAACCCCAACGACAACTACAACTACGCCAACATTTTCAGGACTTCTTGGAGATATTACTTCAGCGGCTCAAACAAGCGGTGAACAAGTAACAAAAACAGCCGAACAAATTGCAGATATTCAAAAACAAGCAGCTCAAGCACAAGGTTCTCTTCAAACTTCTGGTGAATTATCTCCAGTTGCACAAGGTAGAGGTGCAGTTATTGGGCAAACAGCAGCAGCTCAAGAAGCGGCCCTTCAATCACAACTTGCTAATCAATTACAAGCAGGTCAACAAGCAATAAGTGCTTATGGAACAGCTGCAGGTTTGGCCCAGCCTCAACTTGGAGCTTATGGACAGACATATTACAATCCTATGACTGGAACTACTGGAAGTGGAGAAGTTGCACAAACTGATCCATTTTACAAAACACTTCAAACTTATGCTCAATTAAGAGCTAGTGGTCAAGAAACACAAGTTCCATCTTCAATTAGCGGTAATGCTGTATTAAATGCTCAAGTCACAAAAATGGCTCAAGCTATAAATCCTTCATACAATGCAAATGTAACTGGTGCACTAGGAACTTCTGCAGCCGATCTTGCAACTAAAGCTTCCGAGCTTCAAGCCAATATGAATGGAGCTGAAGCAAACTTTGACTTACTTAAAAATATTGCAAAACAAGGTGGAGTTAATGACAACAATGTCCCAATTCTAAACACCTTGCAAAACAACGTATCAAGAGGACTTACAAGTAATGATTCAGTGGTTAGCTTCCAATCTCTTATACAAGGTGTCCGTTCACAATATGCTGCCGTTTTGGGTGGAGGAACAGTTACGGTTGAATCTTTAAATGAAGCAAAATCTCTTATACCAGACGATGTTTCATTATCTGCCCTTGATTCATTGGGTGTAAATCTTAAATCAGATGCAGCTAATAGAATTGCCGGAATACAAAATCAAATTAAATCATTAACTAGCGGAGGAACGCAAACATCTGGAGGAACTTCTTGGGCAAACATAGCAGACTAATAATATAAAAATATGTCAACAATAACATTAGATACAGGGGAACAATTAGATGGACAAGCCGTTTCTATGATGAAAGCCATTAAACAAAAAGAAAGCGGTGGTAATTATTCTGCTGTCGGAGATGTTGGAACTTCCACTGGAGCTTATCAATTTCAACCAAATACTTGGAAACAATATGCCAAGGAAGTTCTTGGTGATGAAAATGCTCAACAAACAAAAGAAAACCAAAATAAAGTTGCTTATACTAAAATCAAATCATGGAAAGATAAAGGTTGGACACCAGAACAAGTCGCCGCAGCGTGGAATGCAGGAGAACAAAGAGCACAAGATGGAAGTTGGAAAACAAATGTAGGAACTACACTAATAAATGGTAAAGAAGTTGCTTATGATACTCCAACTTATGTAAAAGATGTTATTTCTTTAGCTTCTAAAAAGGGTTATCAAACACAACCAGCTGAAATTCCAAAAACTTCTACTGCTGGTGTTGAGAAACAAACTGAAGGCATAAGTTCAGAATTAGGAGGCAGAGCAAGTCAAGCTTCAAAAGCTCTTTCTGAGGCTGCAACAGGTAAAATCAGCCCCTTTTCTGGTATATTACAAACTGTCGGTGCAGGAGCTGGAGCTGTGAATGATGTAGCAACAAAAGTATTGGAAAATATACCTCTTGTTGGTGAAGTCGTAAAAGGAGCAGAAGCACTTGTCGGAAAAGGTGTTGGTGCTTTAGCAAAAACAAAGGCAGGTCAGAAAGTAGCAGGTAAAATAGAAAGTTATGCAGAAAAAAATCCTGAAGCAGCAGCAAATATAAGTGCTTTAGGCAATATCGCTGGAACAATAGGACTTGTTACTGGAGCTGGAGAACTTAAAAATATAGCCGGAAAAGTAATTAGCAAAGGTCTAGGTAAAGAGGCCGTTTCTAGTATTGTATCTGATATATCTCCTGAATTAAAAGGGAAAGGTTTAATTTCACAAGTTTCAAAAAAAGGTGGTGCAAAAGTTTCAAAAATAACAGGAGAAGTTCAAACGACAAAATTATCGCCAGTAATGAAAGAAACGGAAAATGTAATTAAAGAAGTTTCACCGACTTTTACTAAGTTAGGAACATTTACAGAAAAAATAGATTCTCTTCACGATGGTATATCTGATTTAGCAAAAACGATGAGAACGAATATTACTAAAGGTGAAATTCAGCCTATTCTCACACCAGATGATATAACAGTTCTTGAAAATGGATTAAAAACAGCAATTGAAAAACATCCTCTATTAGCTGGAGTGCCAGGAGAACAAGCTCAAAGAATATTTAATGTTTTTAAAGAATATTTACCAAAAGGAAGAGATATAACAATGGAGGATATTTTAGATGCTAGGCAAAAACTTGATTCTTATATTTCTAGTATAAAACCAAAGGCTTTTGATCCCGCAACAGAAAATGCTTTTACTGTTGCATTAAGAGCTGTAAGACAAGGAGCAAATAGTCTAATTGATTCAAAAGTCCCAGAAGGAAAAATAAAACAGTTACTTAGAAAACAAACATTACTTTATGATGCAATAGATAATATGGCTCCTAAAGCTGCCAAAGAAATAGGAACAACAAAAATAAGTAGATTTCTTGGTAGACATCCAAAAACAACAGGACTAATAAAAAAGGCTGGAGAAACAGCCGGAATTGGTTTATTAGGAGCAGGAGGGTATGCGACTTATAAAGGAATTACAGGAGATTAACAATTAAAAAAAGTGAACCAATAATAAATATTGGTAGTATTAAAATAATAGAAGAATACCACAAATAATTTATAAATCTATCTTTAAAATTCATACCCTTATTATACAACTTTTATGAAAATATTGGAATACATCAAAAAACTCTTCAACAAAGAACCCGAAAGAAACTTCGGTGTTTTAGAAAGCGATATTGAGTTAATCAAAGACAATTCAACAGAACAAGCCGAAATAGTGGCCAAAATAGCAATTCCTACATTCAAAGGAGTGAACAATGACGGTTCTATTAGAAAGTTCCCATATCAGTATCAAGACGGTTCAAGCTCTTGTGTGGCTCATACAATGGCAAAGATAGCAACAGTTCTTTATTACAATTTGAAAAATACTGTTACAAAGTTTTCCCCTGGATTCTTTTACACTCAAAGGAGTAATAAGCCTGACGAGGGAATGTCAATTCTTGATGTTAGGAAACTTGGACACGAAAAAGGTTGTCTTCCCCACGATTTTATGCCTTGCAATGGATACTCCGAATCACTGATGAACGCCTTAGATGTTGAGCCGTTTCAACTAAAAATAGCCGAAGCCTTTAAACTTCCAGAGGGATTGGTGGTTACTTCCATTGACTTTGATACAGTCGCTTCAACTATCGAGCAAACCAAGAAGCCTATAATGCTTTGGTTTAAGTTCGGATCAGGCGAGTTTTTCTACACTTCATATCCGAAAGTTTTAAATAATAATCCTTGGGTACATTCAGTTACGGCCGTTGATACAACCACAATTAAAAATGAAAAATATATTGTTATAGAAGATTCGGCAGATTATGAAGCTAATTATATAAAGTTCATTTCAAAAGATTTCTTTTCTAAGAAATGTATCCTTTCGGTGTATTCAAAGAATTTTGAATTTGCCTTGGAATCAGATGTTAAACCAAAATTTGATGGTTCTGTTAAATCGCTTCAAGATATATTAATATATGAAGGATTGTTGCCTACTGATTGCAATACTGGATATTTCGGCACAAAAACAAAGCAGGCTTTAATTACTTTCCAAAAAAATCACGGCATTAGTCCCGCCATTGGTGTTTTTGGGAATATTACAAAGCAATTTTTATCAGAAAATTATCAATAGTATGAAAAATATATTAAATGGAATTGTGAGTTTTCTTACATCAAATAGACTTAAATCTCTATATTGGAGAGCAGGTGCTATGATTGTTGTCGGTGTTATTAACGCAATACTTGAGAACCTCGCAGGTTGGGGAGTAACCGGACAAGTCCAAGTTATTTTAGGTCTTGTTCTTGGTGAAATCACAAAGGCAATAAATAACTGGTCACAAGGAAAAGTAGCATAGTTATCAACAGATTTGACTTTTATGCAAGTTTGATTGGTATTATAATATGATGTAGTGAGATTTTACTCGCTATGTCGCAAGCCTTTCATTGTGTAGAGGACTATAACGAATAGCTTGTAAAAAATTTTATAAAAGGAATTGGTTATTCCACAAAAAAGCAAGAGATGACAAAAGTAATAAAAGAGCATCTACCTTGCTTTTTTTGTTTATGGTATAATGTAATCTATGTAAAGGAGTTCTTTCTATATTCAGTCTTTTTCACGAATGTTGTTTTTCTCAAAAAAATTAAAGCGGACTTTCCTTTACGAGCCCGTTTTAATTTTGTATATTTATAGAGTATCGGCAAAAAAATATTTTGTAAACGACCAAAAACTATTCACAACGGCAAAAGCACACTTCCGATACGGTGTGCTTTTTGCTTTTAAATAAAAAAATGGTATAATATATTTCTAGGGCAAGGGGACAACCCATCTCAACACTTGAAACCTACGGGTTTCGTTAAGGGTGGCGCGTTAGTTCCCTTGCCCGACCATTGTTCTTTTGAAAGGAGGATTGCGATGTGTGAAACTGCAACGCTTTTACTTAAAGAAGGTTGGACAATCCTCCTTAATCAGGAAGATGTCCTTGTTCTTGGAAAAGGAAACAAACGAATGGTTGCCGTTCACACACCCAAAAAAGATTTCATTACTTATTACGAACTCAAGGAGGAATCGTAATGGAGGAAATCTATATCTGTCCAAACTGCCAAGAAGCAGTAATTTATTGCATTTCTTGTGAGTATCACGGCATACGGTTTTGCAACGTAAACTGTGTGCGAGAATGGCTCAAGAAGAATAAAGAAGTAAAAACGCCGGATAAATAATTCGGCGTTTGTTTTATAGGGCTAATCGTATAGTGGTAATACAAAAGTCTCCAAAACTTTTAACAGATGTTCAATTCATCTTTGGCCTGCAAGTCATTGACTTATAAGTCATATATGATAAAATAATGTATGTGCTGGCAAGAATACTATTTGATAAGTAAAACGCCACCACAACCAATATTGTAAGCTTAAAAAGAGCCCTACCTTGAGCAAGTATGGCTCTTTTTCTATTTATATGGCTATAAATAAGAGTAAAAAGTTATCCACAACTTTATTATATTTAGACTTGCTGTATTTGAAATCACTGATAATATATTAAATATAAAGGTCGTTAATAAATAACAAAATATTATGGATAAAGAAAGAAAAGAATTTAAAGCAATCTGGGTTTCACCTGAAACACATCAAAAAGTAAAAATTGAATGTGCAAAGGGAAAAGTCACAATGGATAGTCTTATAAGAAATTTTATAGAAAAAAAATGTCTGAACAAACAAAATATTACCTCTACTCAACAAGACTAGATAGTTTGAAAAAAAAGAGAAAATTAGGAATTTGGTCAGGAATTGTTATTGGATTATCGTTTCCATATTTCCTTTACGGAATTGGATACATAATCAAAGTTTTGAAGGTCGTTTACTCAATATAATAAAAAATAAAATGTATAGGTTAGAATATCAAATCATTGATAATGAAACCGAAGAAGTTGTGAATAAGGGTTCTGTAAATATCAGCGATTTAATAACAGAAGGAGGAATGAACGAATCAGTTGACGAAGAAATGGGAAAGGCAATGAGAAGGTTAAAGAATACAATTACAAACAAAGAACAAATCGAGCAGTCGGACGATTATGACTTAGGAACTGCACATATTTAATAAAATATATGGAAGAAAAAATATTAAAAGACGCACAATATAGAAAGGGATTAAGTATAGCTTTCTTTAATGCGACAAATTCAGCAATCTCAATGTGTGCCGGTATGAATGTCCACGAAAAAGCAACTCTTGAAAAGGTTATAGAATTAAGAGATTTCTTTTTAGAGGAACATAAAAACTATTACGCAAAAGTTATAGCCAATGTAGGACAAAATTATCAATCAAAAGATACGATTAAGAAGTTAAAGAAAACTAAGAATATTGATGATCTGAAATCAGTTTGGCTTTCTTTAAGTGAAGATGAGAGAAGGGACGGAGATATTTTGAAGATTAAAGCAGAACTAAAAGAAGAATATGAAAAAGCATAAAATAGAACAAAAAACTGACGCTTGGTTTCAAATCCGTAAAGGTAAGATAACAGGAACTACCTTGAAAGCTATAATGGGAACTCCAAAAGCTCGCCAAGAGGCTATTTATGAACTTATTGCTGAAAGATTGACTGTTGGGGTTGATAATCCAGATGTTAATTACGAAAACGCTATGGAAAGAGGGTGCAGACTTGAGCCAGACGCAAGAATTATGTTTGAATTTGAAACAGGTCTAAAAGTTGAAGAAGTTGGATTTTGTGAGAATGATGACAATTCATCAATCGGATATTCTCCAGACGGAATTATCTCTGATGCAGAAGATATAGAAATCAAATGTATGGGTGGTAAAAATCACATTAAAATGTGGATTACAAATAAAATTCCTGAAGAATATAGCTGGCAAGTAGTCCAAGCTTTCGTTGTAAATCCTAAACTAAAAAAGAGATATTTTGTCGGATACAATCCGGATATTCCTACTCATCCATTGCATATTATAGAAATAACTAGAGAAGAAATTGAGAAAGAAATCAAGGAAGCCGAAGAAAATCAAATAAAGTTTTTGAAAGATGTTGAAGTTGAATTAAATAAAATAATAAAAATATAATGAAATTACAAATAAAAAAATCGGGTGGAATTCCTTTTGCAAGAAAAGCTCCATATGAATATGATGGAACGAAATATGAAGCCGATCTAAAGAATGGGGACGTAGTAACTATTCTTGACGCAGGAATTGAAGAAGAAGGACAATTTGGAAAACAATATAATTTTAGAATTAAAACAAGAAACGGAGAAAAGAAACAAAGTTTTAATCAAAAGACACAAAATGTCCTTATTGAAGAATTTGGAGACGATAGTGAGAATTGGATTAACAAAAGTGTTAAAGTTATCTTAAAAAAAGATACTATTGCAGGCAAAAAAGTTGAAATAGCTTATTTTGTAGTAGACGGTTGGAAATTAGACGAATATGGGGAATTAGTCAAAGAAGGGCAGAAAGACTACCCGACAGAAGAGATAAACCCTGAAGATATACCCTTCTAAGGCCCAAAACACCCCTTAAAACACACAAAACATATGGACACGACAAATACACCACAAAACAAAATAGACTTCGCTCAGATTGAAATTGACAAAGAATTGGGGCAAATGAAAGACAAGTATTATTCCACAAAAAGAAAAGGAACTTCTTGTGCTGATGTTTTGCAGTATATGGTTGATGTTTATGGGGAAAAGAAATGGCATTGGGCATGGGAACTAATTGGGAAGACTAACTCTAAAGGGGGTTATCTTTCCCATAGGGCCTGTGCAAGAGCCTCGGATTTGGCAATCAAATATCCTAATCTTGTTGAACATAAAAGAATTGGTCGTTTTAAAGTTTACCGTGTTCGTAAAGAAAATAGAGAAGCAGTATTAAAATATTTAAAAGAAAATTTATGAGTAAAGTCTGGTTAGCAAAAATTGAAAAAGGAAAAGTTGCTATGGAAGAATATGTCCAAGATTCATTTCATGACTGGTGTGCTATGAATGAGGGTAAACAGATAAGAATAACTCCTCATAAAAAGCCGGTGTCTAGGGATATGAGAGCTTATTATTTCTCAGCGGTAATTCCTTTATTAAAATCAACTTGCGATGAATGGAAAGACTTAAATTCACTTGAAATGCACGAGGTTTCTAAGAAAATGTTTTGTTTTTTTGAAACTTATAATCCTATTACAAAAAGGACTGAAAGATTTGGTCGATCTGTTATGTCTGACAGTGAATTCAATAACACAGCGAAAGCTCAGGAATATCTTATGAAAATTTCCGATTATTTGGCAGATTGTGGATTGAGTATGCCGGATAGCGAAGAGTATAAAAAATTCTTGGATTCCGCTCCGATGATAAATGAAAAAAGGAACTAAAGGTAAAAAACTTAGTATCTTTGAGAATGAGAAATGTGAGTGCGGAACATTTTTTTACAGATCTTATTATAAGAAAGTAGAAAATAAAGTTTGTGCGTTTTGTTCAAAGTGTGGAAGAAATGTAACAGAAAGATTAGAGAAAAAAAGATAAACTATTTATGATACAAGCAAGCGAATTATTAGAAAAATATAAAAAACCAGAAGTCCGCATTATTCCAAAAAAACTGGTTATCTCATACATAGCCGATAAGGTAAAGTTTCATTCCGATCCTCTTACAAATTGGAAAATAATTGCTCGTAAATTAAAGCCGGTAACTCCAAGAGACGCAACAATAATTTATGAAGGAATAAAACTTGGAACTTGGGATAATAGTTCTGATTATAAAAAAGCTTTTGAGTTATACTGTAAAGATATAAAGTATGAGAAGAAACCTAAACAACACAAACTTCTCTAAAATCAGCAGTCAAGTATATTAATAAATTTATACTATTTTTTTGCTTCAGCTTCTATCTTGTCCACATCTAATCCCATCTTCTCTGCTTGCTCTCTGGTGAGAATTAGTGCATCTGATTTTATTAAACTATTTGCATAATTTTCACTCATCATCATACCATCTTTAAAACACAAATCTCTAAAACCATCTAAATTTTTCCAAAAAGCATCTTTTATAAGATCCTTTACTGCCTTGTTTTGCTCTGGAGTTGAATATACTGCATCTATTATTGTAAGTATCTTTCCTTGAAGAATTGATACTTCCTCAACAATAATATTCCATCTTACTCCATTTGACTCTTTACACATATCTTTTAGACTTAACTCATTACATCTATTTGTTACTTTTTTCATGACTATTTTTTGACTTAACTCAACTGCTGATTTCAAAGAACTTGTATCTACTATTATAGCATATTTTTAAGTATAGTAAATGTAGATAAAAGAAAAAGTAAAAAGAAACTAGGAAAGAAAAATGAAAAAGAAAAAGCCCCTTTGAAAAATAAACATATTTAATAGATTACCCTTTTGAACCAGTGTTCAGAGCCATCCGAGATTTAATCACATCAATAATAATATATGAAAAAAATAAGTCAAAATTAAGAAAAGTTCATATCCTGTGGACAAGTGGACTACTATATGATAAACTTAGTGTGTTAGGTGATGAACTTAACCTCTAAGGAGAAAATATAGAAGAAAGTCCACTTACCGAGATTTGTGGGCTTTTTTCATTTAAATTATCAAAATTAAGTAATAAATATAAAGTATAAATATGGAAGTAAATAAATATAAAGTATCATACCAGATTGGAAGTGAAACTTACCACGAAGATGGTATCTGGACTCTTAAACAAACACCAAAAAGAATTATTGCTGAAAAGATAGAAGAATCTATGACTGGTATTTATAGAATGCACGAAGTAGGAGAAAAAATAAGAGTAGGTAAAGGAACAGGAAATCCTATGGAAGAACATTGGGATGGTGGATATATCATATATTTTAATCAAGCAGGCACACCTTATTATTTTGAACTTATTAAGGTTTAAGTTATCCACAGTTTAATTCTTGCAACCTTTCATGTAAGTAGTAAAATATCAGTATGAAAAAACAATTAACAATAACAGAGTTTGCTTCTCTAGGTGGAAAAGCCAGAGCAAAAAAACTCACAAAAGAAAGAAGAAAAGAGATAGCTAGAATGGGTGCAATTAAAAGGTGGTCGAAAATAACAAACAAATAACATGACCGAACAAGAAATAATCAAAGCGTGCAAGGAGCTTCAAGAAGCACTTATAGCAAAAGTTAAATACGATGCGGAAGTAGATGAGATCCGCAGAAAAGGTTCAAAGGTCGCAGAACAATTTAAAAAGTCAAAGGAGTTTTTACAAGATTTGAGATAAAGATAACGAGGATAAGATTATTAGTTAATTAAAAACAATGATTATACTAGACAAAGATAAAAAAGAAGTTGAATTATACGAATGTAAAGAATGTGGCTGTTTAATGGAAAACCCATTGAATGAAGTTAAATATATAACACCGATGGGTTGTCACGAAGAATATTATTGTAATTCACACAAAAAGAAATATTATAGGGCGAAATTTTCTTTCGATAGAATTAGATACTACGGAGAAGTTGAAATGGACAAAGATGGCAATCTGATTATAGAGAAAAAGGTTAAATAATTTAATTAAAATGTTTAAAAAATCAAAAAAATGATTGGATATAAAGGATTTGATAAAGACTTTAAATGTCGTGATTTTCAATTTGAAGTAGGAAAGACATATAAAGAAAAAACAGCAAAGTTATGTAGTTCAGGTTTTCATTTTTGTGAAAATCCATTAGATGTATTTTCTTATTATGCACCAACAGAAAGATTTGCAAAAGTGGAAGCAAAAGACGTATCAGAAGACGAAAAAGAATATGATTCAAAAAGAGTTTCTAAAATACTTAAAATAGAA